ATATCATTGAATTCCATTTTATCTCTAAGTCTAGACCAACTATCGTAACCTGTAGATAATGTCGAGTAATATTGGTCCTTCATGAAGTTTAGTCTTTCTGAAGTAAGTCTTACCCAAGGTGTTATGACTAAATAGAAAGTCTTGTTGTATTTTTTTATAGTTTTTACCTCTATTTGACCATAACTCTTATTACACCAATTTTTATTATCAGTCAAAAATATTGTAAAACATGATTGGCCTACATCTGAACCACGGCAAACAGATCCACCCTGTATAATATGCAATATATTACTTCTTCCACCATTAAAAAAATAAAATGCATTCTCTGTTGTATTTAATTCATTAAAATGAAGAATTTGACTGGCAGCTAAGCTTGTATGTTTCATCATAGAATGGCATTTAGTCCTTTGTATATTGGACATGAAGACTCTATGATAATCTTGGAGATTACTTTTAATTGCATTGGCTTCAAAAGAATCTACACCCAGACCACTTACCATTATAGGATTTATCTTTTCTGGATTTGGTTCATCTTGCTCCAATAGACACATAAATTCTTCTATTTCATTATAACTATCCATAGGAATAGTACTTTTAGATTTATATTCTCTACTTTCATGATGTTTTTTATAAGAAGTTCCAGATTTTAATATAAACTCATTTTTTGAAAAAATAGAACTTTCAAGCTTTATACATTTATTCCTATATATATAAGGTAGAGTATCATTTAGTTCTATGTCTTTATAGGTATCTGAAATATGTTGTTTAATAAAAGTTCTCTTGGACATGCCACTATTTTTATTTTTATTAAACTCTTTGAAACTTTTATTAAGTTTTTCTTCTTCTTCATAGTTACCTGTCAATAATCCACTCTCAAAAACCGACATTTCACCAGTTTTCGATAGACATTTTTCAAAACTAGTATTTACACCTCTAATAAATGAATCCAAAGAGTCATTGCCTGTTTGAACCTTTTCTAAAAAGAATAAAAAATCTAGTACAGTGCGTTGCTCTTTTTTCTTAGGATTTAATATATTCTTCTCATTTCCAAATTTATAATTTGATAAGTATTTTAATATATCATCATTAGTAGAGCAATACGGTATGAAAAATGTTGGTTTAACCATGCCTTGTATATAGTTCCCTTCAACTTCTTCTAAAAAATCAAAAGCTCTAGAATACATTTGGTCTGAGTGCCTAGTATCTTTTAATGTACTCCGAACACTTTCATCATTTACAAGTCTTTCAAATATATCTTCAATTTCCTCTTCTTTAACTTGTTGGAATTCTTCTTTTTGCTTTTCCCAACCTGGTATTTTATCCTCCATATATTGTTTGAAAAAATTTGAATCCAAATATTGAGCTTCTGGCTTAGCCTGAGTTAGTTCATTCCATAAGTTCTTAGGCAAAAACATCCTTAACTGACCTAATTCTTTAGATAAATCCTCAAAGAAGTGTTTATAATTTTGTATTGTTTTCGGATCCAATATTGTGTATTGAAAATCAAAACGCTCCAACCTCCT